GCGATCCCAGTCCTTGCGCTGGATTGCAGTCGGTCGGTTTTCCGGCGCTGCCGCCCACTTCCAGAACGCGGCTAGTCGCTTCGGTTCCATCGCCAGAATCGATAGCCACTGGTCGATATCGGCAGCCTGCTCATCGCTGATCGGATCCGCGGAGTCGCCGTCGTCGTCCGCACCGACCGTCACAATATTCCACATGCTCTTGCTGAGGTAGCGGCGGCCGTAACTTTCGCCGCTGGCGATGGCTTGCGTATCGTTGCGGCCCGGTCCAGTGTCCGGCGGGCAGTATCTCTCCGATGTCTTGCTGTGGCCGTCGCGGTGAGTGAGGGTGAGGACCAGGATGACTCCGGTCCCCTTGTCCGAGATACGCGTCGAGAATGATCGCGCGAAACCGTACTTGGACTCCACTGGCCTGATTGCCGCATCGAGGTCCTCGTACGTCTCATAGGGGATCACGCCGCCGCTGCCAGCCTGCTCTCCTTTGCGCGTCATGTCCTTCTTGCCGCGCTTGACCACGAGCGGCATTTCGATGGTCGCCGCGGCGAAATCTCGATTGAATGCTTTCTCTGCCTCGCGGGATTCCATGCGCGCGTGCAGGTCCATCGCGGCCGACAAGCGCTCGATCGGAATGTTCGGGTTGGAGATGATCGCCGCTATCATCTCCATGGGCGTCGGCTCGCGCTGCACGGACACCTCGCCCTCATTGGTAACCCGAGCCAGGTCAGAACTCGGCATCGGGACCTCCTACGCGCCAAAGGCCGCTGGCGCACTCGCTCATGTAGCGGCGCAAGTGCGGCACCTCCGGCGAGATGGCATTGAGTACGCCGCGCAGCGGCTCGGCGACTCCGGCGTTGCGCGCTGCATGCTGTGCAGCCGCGAAGATTGGAGCTACCGGGTCGGGGGCCGGGTCACCTTCGCGCACTGCACCATCACGAGTCATAGATGGCATGCGAGCCTCGTCCTCGCGCAATTGGTCGAAGGTAAGCGCATCGAGCGGCGGCGCGCTGCTGAGGACGTCGAGCAACTGGCGGCGCTGCTCGTCGCTCAGGAAGATAGTCAGATCGCCATATGCGAAACGAAGCGTGTAGTACGGCACTCCATCGCTCACTGGCTCATTCGCCTCGATGAACATTGGGCAGTCTTCGACCTGGCTCGCATGGTAATTACACGAAAACGGCTGAAACATTGGTATCTCCTTGTGAATCTTATGCTCCTGCTCTATTTCGTCCCCGCGAACTTAATCGCCGCTTCGCGCGCTGTATCGGCTGTGGTGTAGACGCTCTCGCCAGCCTGATTGATGCCACCATCCGTAGTTTTCTCGCCATCCGCGTACACGTCATCCGACGTGATAATCCATCCGTCAACGTCGCTGCCTGCTACATAGAGCAGGACTTCTGTGGTCTGGTATTCGCCGTCCAGAGCAGCAAGTTCCTCTCCCGTGTACTGAGCCACAGCATCGCCAGATCGCGCCTCTTGGCCGTAAGTCTCTTCAATTTCCGCCCACCGCCGCGCTTCGCGTTCTTTCCGGTTTTCGATTTCCATGTCCTCGTGTTCATCGGCTTCCCGAGCGTCTTTCGCCAATCTCGCGTGCCATTCTTGGATCTCTTCCGCTCTGCTCATTTGATTTCTCCTTGTGAAGTGTGGGGAGCTTGCCTACTCCCCGTGCCCGGTACCACCCGAGAGGCTGCGCCACGCGAGGAGGCCGGCATCCGGCGTATCACGCGGCAGAGGGGTTAGCGCGCGTGAATCCATAGCAATTCGGCTTCAGTAAGCCCGTCATTGCGCCTCACGTTGAGCAGCGTAACGGCCGCCCCGGAAGCAATTTTGCGAGATTCCCAAGCGCGCGTCAGATATACGTATCCATCTGGCCGCCAGTCTTCCTGGATGGTCCCATGAGTTGTTTTCTTCATTTGTGCCATTTTATTCTCCTGGCCGTTGGTAGCGGCCTTTTTGCTTACATGACCAGTATGCGACTTTCCGGGTGCTGGAGCAATCGGGTAAATCCTGTATTTTGGGATAAAATCGGAGCATGACAGCCGGCCGACCATCGCTCTACACCCCTGATATATCCGACGAGATATGCGCGCGTCTTGCAGCCGGCGAAACCCTGCGCCACATCTGCCTCGATGACCACATGCCTGCATCGACCACGGTAATTGGCTGGGCCGTAAAGGATGCTTTGTTTTCAGAGCGATACGCGCGCGCGAGAGCGGAAGGTTTGGATGTTCTGGCTGACGAAATAATCGCGCTCGCTGACGAGTGCCGGCCTGGCGATAAGACAGAGCGCAAGGAGATCTCCCGAGCCTGCTCGCTGTGCGGAAAAGATCTGCGGTGGATTCGCCGATGGCGACACAGCGAGGATGGATCAGACATGTGCGCCGGCGCGGAAGCGGAAAAAGTCGAAGAGGTTAAAGTCGTGACCGGGGATATGGTCGAACGCAGCCGGCTACAGATCGACACGCGCAAATGGCTGCTGTCGAAGCTCCGTCCAGACAAGTACGGCGACCGACTTAACATCGACGCCACGGTATCGACAGTGATCGACGCCGACGTACTGCGGGCGAAGCGTGCGGAGAGGTTGGCCAGGCTGCCGAAGGAACTGCCGGCCCCGGATGAGGGACGAAGCACGTAAGCGGAGCGTCGGTCGCGTCGGCGGATTGCGCCGGAGAAAGACCAATCGGTATTACACTCCTTCCGGGTGAGTCGCGCGAACCCGCGATTGTAGCGAAATCGAAGATCGGCTGCAAGCGGTATTTACCGAATTAATACTGGCGGGAATCCTCATTAGCGGAACAGGCTACTGATATACTCAGTGTGGGGCGGGTAAGCCGGATTGGTTTCCGGCGCCGTGAGGAGTGGCTAAACGTGCCCTGCCTGCATCGCCGGCGGTAAGGGGCGCGCCAAAGTCCACGCCTGCCCCTCAGATTTTCAGCGGACTTGCGTGGTGCAGCGATCCAAGTTCGGCGGCGGAGATAGACGGCTACCCGAAACGTGGCGGGGATGCTTGAAACAGTGGGAGGCACACAACAACGGCCATCCGCCGCAATCCACGTTCCATTACGGTATGCGTCCAAGAAGTTGAGTGATTCGTCGCGGTCGATGAAAGGTGCTATTATCCATGCCTAGGACCAGAATGCGCCATCACAGTATGTCGATGAATACAAATGATTTGGAGTCCGAGTGGCAAACGAGCGTGCTGACTGCGCTTGTGTCAGTGCCGCTTCATTCGGCGGGGCTGTTCGAGTCAGTGTGCCGATCTAACAGTCGGAACTGTGTTCGCCGCAACGCGACGAGCCAAGAGCACGCCGCGAGCTTTTTTGATGCCCTTTCTTTGCTGCGGGCGGACGGTTTGGTCTACGAGAAGCCGCACCCGCTCTCGGAACTCAGAACCTATTATCTAACGGAAAAAGGGCTTAGAGTTGCTAAAGACCTGGTGGCTCGCTAGCTGGGCAGCCTGAACTGGCACCATCCGGTTGCACGTAGTATTTCTGGATATTCGTTAATCTTGCAATAATCCCCTCTCGGGTGTACGATTAGCCCAATGTCTGTAAAGTGCTTCTCCTCACTCGTGGCGCTCTGTCGGAGGGGCGCCGCGGTCCTGTTCTGCCTGAGCGCTGCCCTCGCGCAGACAACCACTCCCACTGGCCCGACGTACTTCTCGAATACCGGCATCCGGTGGAGTTATTACGACGCTACCTTGACGGAGACGACCAATTTTGGCGTGCGCGTGACCCAGGCCAGCTCGACTCCCACGCCCGGTACAGCACAGGGATTATGGGCGGTCATGAGCATCGACGCGACCCCGCGGAGTGCCACTACATCCAGCGCCGCGCTGAGATTCGGCGCGCGGTACTTTCTCAAAAGCACGTCCGCCGGAAACTTGATATTCCACGCGACGGCCGCCGCGGGCGCCACGTCAATCCCCACTTCTATCACTGGGTCAAGCCTGCTAGCGAATATTCAGGGCGGCCTGGGTGCCACCTGGCGCGTATGCCGCACATTCTCGAAGACTTCTCTCGTTAACTGCGTGCTCGATGTGGATTACGACCTCAACAGCGTGAGTACCCAGAACGTCAAGCCGCTGGTAGGAATCTTCGTAGGGTTGGCCTTTTGAAATGGACGTAGAGAGCCAAAAGACGATCGACGAGGCGATTGACCGGCTGGCCGCCGCGATCGCCGGCGACGAGGCCGAGGCGCTAGCGCAAATTAAGCCAGTTCTGCAAGGAGTCTCAGCGGCGCTTCAGGTCGTGCTATCCGGTGCCACTGCCAACCTCGGCGACATACTCCACGGACTGCTCGACCGGATCAACGGAACCGAGATCTTGATGACGAATGGGGGCCTCGAACTCGTCATTCCTCCCAGGAAATGACCGCGGAATCACCAGGCGCCCGGATGGCCGCCGAGCTCGCCAACTACTACGATGACCCGCTGGGGTACGTGCTGGATATGTTCCCGTGGGGTGCTGGGGAGTTGGCCGGCAGCGAAGGCCCAGATAAGTGGCAGACTAAGGTTCTCCAAGAGATCGGCCGCGAGGTTCGCCATCGCCGATTTGACGGACATACCGCAGTAGCGCCGATTCGCCTGACGCGCGCCAGCGGTCACGACATTGGCAAATCCACGCTGGCCGCGTGGCTCGTTAATTGGATCAAAGACACCCGGGAGGACTCTCAGGGCACCGTCACCGCAAACACCTTCACACAGCTTGAAACCAAGACCTGGGCAGCCGTGCGCCGATGGGCAAAGCTGGCTCCCACTGCCAAGTCCTGGGACATCGGCACAGCGGCCATGCGCCACAAGGCGCGGCCGGAATCTTGGTTCGTGGCGTGCCAAAGCTCCAACGAGGAGAACTCGGAAGCGTTCGCCGGACAGCACGCCAAGACCTCGACCAGCTATTACGTGTTCGACGAGGGAAGCGCGATCCCTGACGCAATTTACGACGTGGCCGAGGGCGGACTGACTGACGGGGAGCCGATGATATTCGTGTTCGGAAACCCGACGCGCAACTCGGGACGGTTCTACGAGATCAACTTCGGCAGCCGCCGGCACAGGTGGAACTACGGATCAATTGACAGCCGCGATTCGAAGATCTCGAACAAGCAGACCATCGCGGAGTGGATACAGGATTACGGCGAGGACTCCGACTTTGTGCGCGTCCGTGTCCGTGGGCTTGCCCCGCAACAGGACGAATCGCAGTTCATCGGCAAAGATCTGGTCGCGGGGGCCCAACTACGCACCGTCACTCCGCTAGACGATGAGCCCCTCGTTGCTGGCTTCGATGTCTCCGGAGGAGGGGCTGCCTGGCATGTTCTGCGATTCCGCCGAGGACTATCAGCGGTACCTGGAGTTTTCGTGCCGAGTCCGATCAGAATTCCTGGCTCGGCTATCGACCGGCCGGCTCTCATTGGTAGACTCGCTCAAATCCTCCGAGACGAACGGCCCTCTCACAAAGTCGCGATGATGTTCGCCGACTCCGCGTTCGGATCGCCTATCGTGGAGCGCCTTCACACCCTCGGATTCGATAACATCCAGGAGGTCAACTTTGGAGGCCGATCGCCGGATATCCACCAGGAGAACCAGAGGGCCTACATGTGGAACGCCATGAAAGAATGGCTGGCTCGCGGGTCTATCGACCCGAACGACATTAAACTCGAAATCGACCTAACGTCTCCTGGATTTCACATGAACAAGAGTAATAAACTCGTGCTGGAGAGCAAATTGGAGATGCAAAAGCGCGGCGCACCTTCGCCCGATGACGGAGACGCGCTGGCCCTCACCTTCGCGGCGCCGGTCGCGCTACAATCGAGCAGCAGCGACGACGAGCGCGGGCACGACCGGTTTGGAGGAAAGGGGTGGATGCGATGACGGAAATGGAACGAGAGGCAGTTAAAAAATGGCATGCGCATGGGTACCGCTTGGGAGACACTATTGAGATAATAACCAGCCCTCAATTTATTCGCCCCCCAGCGAAAATGGTGACTGTCACCAGCGAGATGCTGGCCGAATTCGGCAATGGAGAACCGTCTTTACCTGGATTCTACTGGGTTAGACTCAATGAGCCCTCTGGACCTCCAGAATGGGAAGTGGCCAAACTAGACTCAAAGGGTAGATGGTGGCTGACCGGATCGCATTACGAGAAACACCCACCGAAGAATCCCCTTTCCAGCAACGCTTGGAGATTCGGCCCGATAATCAAGCGGTAGCCCGAGACGACGACATACAGATATGATAAACGACGTGCGTTGGTTAACGGAAAACGTAGAAAGGATCAGATCGCAGCCGGAACGGTGGATTGGCTCTCCCGGTGAGATCGAGCCGAAAGAGATGCCAGCTTGGCGGCGCAGTTTAGAGCAGGCCAAAAAGGAACTGCGGGAAGCGATTAACTGGCGTCGCGGTCGGCAATCCGCGGAATCGTGATATTCTTCACTCATGAATTGGAAAACTACCGTCAGCGGCTGCATTACGTCTGGCGCCGGGCTAGTCCTTGCTCTCGTCGGATCTGGAGTAGTTGTTCCGAAGTGGCTGTCCATCACGGCCGGATTTGTGCTTTCCGGAGGACTCGCAGCCATGGGGATCGCGGGAAAAGATTCGGATGTGACGGGGGGAACACGCAAGCAGTGATATGCGAGATAACCAGGATGGTCAATGCGAGGAGCACGGCGGCCGAATTGTGGCGCTGGAAGTACAAATGCGAAGCCTAGTAGGTAACGGCCAGCCAGGGCGCGTTGACCTTTTGGACAGGCGGGTAGGGCCGCTAGAGTCCATTCCGACGCGCGTCGACGCCCTGGAGAAGGACCTCGAGGGGCTCAGAAAGGAGTCGAACGACATGCAAAAAAAGATGTATATTGGCCTCGGTGTCCTGATAGCTTTGCAGTTTCTGCATGCGAATGGGCTGCTGAACGTTGGGCATTTGCTCGCCAAGTGACGTAACGTGCTATTATTCGCACAGTATGGCGAAACTCACTTCTAAAAATCGGAACAAGCTGCCCGCGTCCTCTTTCGGGATGCCCGGCGAGCGCAAATTCCCAATGCCCGATAAGAGTCACGCGGCGAACGCGAAGGCCCGCGCGACCCAAGCCGAACGGTCGGGGCGAATCTCCAAATCCACCGAGTCAACGATCGACGCGAAAGCGGATCGCAAGCTCGGCGAGCACTCCAACGTTCGCAACGCTGCCTCTCACATGGGCAAGCTGAAGCACTGCTAACCTGATGATCTACTGGGCCGACGGAAACGCGCGAAATGAGAAGTGGTGGCGGGTGATGTACGGATTCCCTGGCCAAAAGGCCGGCGCGGTACTACTCGACTTCCTTCCGAATCCCCGGATCGCGGACAAGCTGGCGAAGTCCTACACGCTGGAGTTTGGGAGGGAAATATGAAACTCAGCCGTCGAGGACTATTCGGCCTATTTGCTGGCGCGGCGGCGGCCCCGCTGCTTGCCAAGGTTCTGCCGAAGGCAATTCCCACGCCGGTGCCGGTGCCTCTGGTCAACCGAATCGAAAAATTGGCAGTTGGTGACCTGTTCACGATCTCGGGAGTGTACAGCATTAATCCACAGAACCTCGAAGAAACCTCCCTTCTGAAACAGTTCGTGGCGGTCGGGGGCGGGTCAGGGTCATTCTTTCCTCATCCGATTAGCCGAGGCCCATACCAAAACGTTTCCCGGCTTCCGGTGGATGATGACCTGATTATTCCTTTGGGGGGGGGCTAATGGCCTGGGAAGAAGGGTACCGCAACATCACGGCCGCGATTGAGAAGCTGAAGCACCTTCAAGACTTCTGCCTCGTCGAGCACGTCCCCGAGACTGAAACCGTTCGCAAGTCCGGGATGCACATGACTGGCGACGGCCGCTGGCGCGCGGATAGGCCGCGGGGCATTCGCCGCGGCCGCGTGCTGGCCGTCGGCCCGGGCGACCGGATCATATTCGCCAAGTGTGTGCAGTGTGGCGCCGAGGCGCAGCGGGTCGCCGGGCGCGCGTGGCGATGCTTCGAGTGCGGAGGAGATCTGGAGTCAACCGGAGAGGTTGGGCGCTGTGAGATGGGCGTCAAGCCGGGGGACATTATCCTCTACCCGCGAATCCCGGCCAACGACGTCATTATCAATGGGAAGGAGTACACTATCTGCCACGAGGAGCAGCACGTCCTGTGCGTTCTGGATAACGAACAAGTTCCGCTGGAGGCCGCATAATGCCGATAATCGAGAAGCTCTGGGGTATCGTGCTCGGCCTCGGCGCTGGCCTCTGTGTCGTGATAGTGTTCGCGTACGCCGTAGCAGCGATTAAGGACGGGAGAAAATATGGCCGGTAATTCGAGCAGCAGATCCCGCAAGGGAGAAGTAGTGGGCATGGAGTTCAGGCCCGCGACCGGAGCCGACGGCGGCCTCGTGTCCGAAACGCACATGAAGTATAAGCGCGGCGGGCAGGGCGGCGGCCCGATGGAGGATCACGAGATGGAGGAAGCCATCCACCCGACCATGAAGCACGCGCAAGAGCACCTTGCGGCGGTCATGGGGCATTGCTTCCCATCTGGAACGGATAAGGAAGACGACGAGCCCAACCGCGAGACGGCGGCCGACGAGGAATAAGGTTTTCGCAGGGCGGCCCGACCCGTCGTGAGACGGTTTCGGGCCGCAAATTGAATGAGCCGTAACACCTACGCCAACTCGGGCACGCAGCCGTACAATATCCAGCGGCCCGAGTCCCCTCCCGAAAAGAAAACCTCCCAGAAAACCACGAAAGACCAAGAAAAGTACATGCAGACCATGCGCGACCGCTTCGAGGCGGCCCGCACTGGGTGGGAGATCCCTCGCAAGGACTTCCGTGAGGATCTGCGTTTCGTGTCCGGCGACCCGAGCGATCAGTGGGACCCGGTGGTGAAGCAGAATCGTGACGCCGACTGGGTGCCGGCGCTAACGATGGACCGCCTAAATCCGCTGATAAACCAGATTGTAAACCAGGCGCGCCAGGACAGGCCACAGCCCAAGGTATCGGCGGGCGATGAGGGCAACCCGCAGACCGCCGAGATAATCGAGGGTAAATTCCGCCATGTCCTCTACGAAAGTCACGCTGACCTGGCCTTTGACTGCGCCCAGGCTTACGCGGCTTCTGGCGGGTTCGGGTACGTCGAGTGGACCTGTGAGTACGTCGGTCGAAAGGGGCTCCAGGAGCCGCGGCTAAAGCGAGTTCCCGACCCTCTCAGCGTCTATTTCGACCCGGCCGTTCAGGAACTCGACTACTCCGACGCCGAATATGCCTTCAAGCGCAAGCGCTATAAGCGTGGAGAGTTTGAGCGCGCATTCCCCGGTTACGAGGCCGTTCCGTTCCCGTTCCCCGACGGCGAGGAACTCAACGAATGGGGCGACGAGGACACAGTATGGGTCGCCGTCTATTGGTGGGTCGAGAAGGTCGAAACCAAGATGCACCAATTGGCCGATGGCTCCGAAGTGGCCGACGAAGACTTGATGGAAGGCGACGAGCCGGCGCGCTCATGGCCGGTGACGGAGCGGATTGTCCATCGTGACATCGTAGATGGTCAAAAACGCCTCGAAGAGTCGATTTGGGCTTCCGAATGGATCGGCATCATCCCCACGCTTGGTCTGGAGAGAATCAGTAACGGAAAGCGACGTTACGTGTCTGCGGTGCGTTACGCTCGAGATCCACAGCAATTCATTAACGTTGGGATGTCCAAGACCGCAACGCGCATGGCCGACGTTAACGACGCGCTTTGGCTCGGGACGAAGGGCCAGTTCAAGGACAAGAAGTGGCGCGACGGCCGCCGGCACTATTATCTCGAGGCCGAGCCTGTCACAATCCAAGGCAACCTGGCGCCCCCCCCAGAAAGAGCCAATGCGGAGCCGATGATTCAGGGTTCGACCGAAGCAACGGCACAGGGTATTGACGCGCTCAAGGGCGCTATCGGATACGTCGACACGGTAACCAAGCCATCGCAAGCCGACCTGTCAGGGATCGCCGTAGAGCGCCGATCGCAGCAGACCTCCCTGGCCAATTTTCACTACGAGGATAACGGACTACAGGCTATGTGGCATACCGGCCGCGTGGGGATTGACCTCATGCTTTCGCTGGCCGACACGCCGCGGATCTGGAAGGTCATGAAGGAAGACCAGCGGCAATCCCAGACCGTGCCAATCACGATGGATATGGAGCCCGGCGTGAATCCCGAGGTGCCGGGATACGAGGGCCAGCCGCATATCAAGATCGACGACGGAGACTACGGTGTCATCATCCAAGCCGGGAAATCCTATGCGGCCAAGGTGGACGAGGAAGACGACTTCCTCACATCGTTAGTGCAGTCCGACCCCCAGCTTGCCGTGCTCTACCTGCCGACGATATTCCGGCTCCGTGGGTACGAAGACCTGGCCGAGATCGCAGAGCTTGCCATGCCGCCGCAGATTCAGCAAGCTTTGCAGGCCAAGAAGGGCGGGGTTAACCCAGCGCAACTACAGCAGCAGAACGCGGTGCTGACTCAACAACTTCAGCAGGCCAAACAGCTTTTGCAGCAGGTGGCACTGAAGCTCCAGACCAAGAGCATCGAGACGCAGGGCAAGGTGGACGTGGAGAAACTAAAGCTGATTCGGTCCATGATCGAAAAACAGATGGATCACTCGCACGATGCCGTGGTCACGCACCTGGCGGAAGCTACGGACGCAGTGGAGCACGTCACAGGGATGCAGCACCAGCAGCAGATGGCGCAACAGGCAGCACTCCAGCCCGCGCCAGGAGGTATTCAATGAAGAAGGCACTACTCGCGGTCTTTCTATCCGGTACGGCGTTCGGCGCGGCCGGAGTACAGCAGACCATCTCGCAACTCGGCACGTCCGGGAATTGGGTGCTCGCCTACAACTGGACGGCAGACGGAAGCGGGAACGTACCGAATACGGTAGCGGAGCTCCAAGGCTGCTGTAACGGGTACTACGTCGTGCAGGTGGAAACTGTCCCAGGCGCGGCGGTGGCACCCACTGTGGGCTATTCCGTCAAGATCCTGGACTCGGCCGGAGTCGATATGCTTGGTTCGGCCGCGTCTTCCCTGAGTAACACTTTGTCTCAAGGATTCTCGGCGGCGACAACGGCGGCTCCCATTCAGGGAACGTTCACGCTTTCGCTGTCCGGTAATTCGGTACCCAGTGCGACCGGTACGGTATACGTTTTTATCGCCAAACAGAGGACTGTCAACGTGGCCGCTATCAATACCGCAGCTACGAATTGGTTGAGTCTGACGAATTCCCCGGTGGTAGACATCAGGGTGTTCGGCGGCGATCCCACGGGTGTCTCGTCCTCGACGGTCGCGTGTAACTCCGCGGCCGCCGCGGCGCAAGCCATGGGTAATGGCACGGTACTGTTCCCCTACGGCACATACAAATTCACTGATGCCTGCATCGGCACGGGGTCGATCGTCTTCGATGGGCAAGGATCTGTAATACTAGTGCCGCCGTCGTTCAATCTGTCGGCGGTTGGCGTGCTTGTATTGAACTACGCAATGGATGCAAATTGCCCCATTACAAGTGATCTGTGCCCAGGTGTTCCTAAGGTCCGAGACATCTCTATCCGTTTCCAGAACACGGATACGACCAACTACGCCTCACTGGTAAACTTTCCTCCAGGAATTGCTTGCGGTGATTATTATGGGTGCGACTATGCCTCCATTGACAGCGTCAAGATCACCCAGGCTATGACCGGAATCAGCATCCATCCAAACGGGGTAGCCCCGGCTTGGGTTTCTGGCAATACGTATGCAGCCGGGGCTTTCGCCTCCGTTGCTAGCATCACATACGTGTGCGCCACGGGAGGGTGCAGCGGGACCACAAGTCCAGTGTCAGGCGGCAATTGGGTTTTCGTCGAAATCGGCACTCAGGTGAGGCTGTCAAATATCGAGATTTCCGCCTTCAACTACGGGATTGTGATGAACGGATCGGACAACGAAGAAACGTTGTCTAACTACCAGTTCTATCCGCACGACATGACCGGGAACCAAGGTCAGATTTGGGGCGCCCATGGGACAGCTCTATGGACGGCGGGGCTGTATGATCTCGCGATGACCAATTTCAAAAACTCCAATTTCCCCGTGACGATGGACTTCGAGTATGACCCGACATACGGGCGTGGAAGTTGTACTTTTGCAACAGTTTCGAGCCTGATGGTAGATACGGCTAATGGGGTGATTAAGCTGAACTGTGGTCAGCTTTCAGTGGCAAGCGGAGTGTGGAAACTGGGGTTTGGCCAGGTGGCGACTCTCACAGTAAATGGGACTCTGAATATTTCGTCCGGGTTGATCTCGAACGCGATTAACACCGGAATTGTAAATACGGCCGGAACGGCGGTGTCATACGTATCTGGGTTGCTGAACTTTGCCGGGCTTGCTGCGGGGGGGCAGGTCCTGATAAATGGCCTACCCTATACCATCCAGACGTGGAATTCCAACATATCCATCACCCTTACGTCGACCGCCGGCACGCAAACCGGGGTGGTATTTTCCACTGAAACTCCACTATTCTCCAACAACGGTGTCTTGGGAATCACCAATGTAACGTTCCTTCTGGGGCAGGGTGGCTCGTGGCAGATCGTCAGCAATGTAATCCCTGGAGATCTGCTTTTCAACGACAACATTATTCTGAATTCTTCTACATCGACCAACTACCTGATACCCGCCATCTACAACCATGACGGCGGTAAAGTTATGGCGGTAGGGAACTACTTCCCGCCGATCGGCAGCAACACCGGGACCGCTATTCTCTTCGACACGGGAGGCGGCGGGGATAGTAACAATTGGGTCAACGACAATTACTTTAACGGGTGGGGATTCACTAAGCCGTTCGTGGCGCTGAATGGGTATTACCAGTTGATCCCTACGGGGGTTGGAGCGCCGACTTTCGGGGGATGTGGGACGGTGACCAATGTTGGGTACAGCTCCCTCAGTCAGTCCGGGACGTTCCAGTCCGGGCAGTCTACCTGTACGCTAACTCTGGGGAATTTGCCGTCGGCGAGAGGATACGCTTGCACGCTTACTGACACCACGACTGGAACCTTTCTACCTAATGTTGGGTTCAGCGCCACCTCTGCCAGTTTCAACGCTTTTACATCGGCCAATGGCCATTTTTTCGTTTACAGTTGCAATCCATGGTGAGCCGAATGAAACGAGTGGTACTCAAGGTGGACGTGGAGAAAATCAAGCTCATCAAGGCCATGATTGAGAAGCAAATGGACCACAGCCATGATGCGGTTGTTACCCACCTGGCGGAAGCCACGGATGCGGTGGAGCACGTCACGGGGATGCAGCACCAGCAGCAGATGGCGCAACAGGCAGCACTCCAGCCCGCGCCAGGAGGTATTCAATGAAGAAGGCACTACTCGCGGTCTTTCTAGCCGGTACGGCGTTCGGCGCGGCCGGAGTACAGCAGACCATCTCGCAACTCGGCACGTCCGGCAATTGGGTATTGGCCTTCAATTGGACCGCCGGCAGCAATGGGTCTGTGCCTGTGACTCCAGCCAAACTGCAAGGTTGCTGCAACGGGTATTTCATCACCCAGGTAGAAACGGTACCGGGTACGCCATCGCCAACTGCCGGTTATTCGGTGAGGATTACCGATTCGGCCGGCGTGGACGCGCTTGCCGGGGCAGCTGTAAATCTGGGTTCTACCGCCCAAGCATTCTCGGCGTTAGCCCCACCGATTCAAGGAAATTTCTCCCTCGTGCTTACCGGAAACTCCGTCGCGAACTCACAGGGAACCGTATTTGTGTTTCTTTCCTCCACTCCTATACTCGGATTCACTGGCCCGCTTTCGGTACCTGCAAATTGGGTGACGATGACGAATCCTCCGGTTTTCGACGTACGCACATACGGAGCCGATCCGACCGGAGTGGCGGACTCTACAGTTGCTATTCAAGCGGCAGCAACTGCAGCAGAAGCTGTTAATGGTGAAATTCTTATTCCAATTGGTTCGTTTAAAGTTAGTAGTAAAATAACACTTTGTTCCAATTGGCAATATTCTAGTGTTGTGGGAATTGGACGGGGAAGTATAATTGCGCCTACAACATCTTTTCCTCAAACATCTAGTGATCCAACTGCGGCGGTGTTCAATACCGACTGTGGCTCCAGCGGCCAGCCGGTCGAAAATATCGCTGGCCCATCCTTCCGAGACTTTCAAATTGTATTCCCTCAAAACTTCGGGGTCGCCAACCGCACGCTGCTTGCCCATTGGACAGGTCTCAACCTGAATGACACACTGGATGCTAATGTTCAAAACGTTGCGATTGTGAGTGCTTGGGACGGAATAAGCTACAAAGGAACTTATGCCAGTAGCGCATGGCAAGCCTATACGGGCCGTAGTCATTTTGAGAATCTGGACATTTCAGCTTACGACATAGGAATCTCCATTGACGGATCTTTGGACTCTAATTATTTTCGGGCAATTCATCTGTGGCCCTTCGGAAACATCGGGTCTAATTGGCTATTTAACGCTGGCGTTGTGGGCATACAGGTAGGGCGGGCTGACGATCAAAAATTTGAACAAGGTCTCTGCTATTTGTATCAATGCTTCAACTTCGTAGCTGGAGCGGACGGCACCGGAAGTTTTACAAAAATCTCCCAGTGGGACTTCGAGTCTTGGGGGATCAATATGGACTCTTCCACATTCAGTGGCGCGGGCTATCATCTCGTGGACGTTACTAACTCCAGTTTCAGCGAAGGCGGTAGCATCGTTCCGTATGCAATCTATTTCAGCCGTGGCTTACTCGCGGTTCATGGAGGGTACATTTCTGCGTCCGTATCAGCCACGCCGGTATACATCGACAATGATTTTTCAGGGCTGACTCATATTACCCTGGATGGAATGCTTTTAGGAGGGACGGTCCCGTTTCTCGTCCAAGCGAGCGACGTGAATACGAATGAACTAGTTATCAGCCTCATGAACAATCACGTAACGCCACCGGGCCTATCTTCATTCGGATCTAAATTCATCGATATTCGGCAGGCCGGAGGAGGATCTGCACAGCTTATCGCAATAGGAAATCAGTTTCTTGCGCAGGTTCCCGGACAATATTCGACCGCTATCTCTATCGCCCAAGATGATCTTCACGTCATAACTGGAAACAATTACAACTACGTGTCCGCCACACAAGGATGGAAGACATCTTTCCCTGCTGGAGGTCTGCGAGGAGCTTACCAGGACTACACGAATAATTATGTAGGTTTTAAGATCAACGGATTAGAGACACTTACTGACGGGACTAATATAGCCACCGAATCAGAGAACGGCGGCAATCGTTACTCGGACAATTATACAGTTGGTGGCAATTGGCAATGGCGCTACGTAAGCGGTTGCCCATCTTGTGCTTATACGGCTAAAGGATATATAGATTACTTGGGAAATTTCTCGACGGCGGCTACCGTCCAGAGCCCGGCGATCAATTTCATTGCGTCCGAAACAGGAGCCAACAATGCTATAGTTGGCAGATTCTCCAGCCTGATACTGCTGTCTCAGCAAGCGGTGACAGGTATGCAGGTGCAGATCTTACTGGCTCACACCCTCCAGGCTGGGGCGAACACCTTTGCTCTAGGTGGAGGAAGTGCAGTAGCAATCAAATCCCATCTTAATCCGGCAAATAATATTGCTACTGGTTATCCCTCTGGATCAGTAATTTCCCTTTTGTATAATGGTTCTGTATGGTTGGATATGAGTCAATAATATTAATGTAATAATAAAAAGCCTTAGGAGTTACCCACTAACATGGCAACCGGCTGAGCCATAGACAATCGCAGGTAGTCTTTATGCTGGCGCGGTCACGCCGCCCGCAGCCACGCCGAGCGCGAAGAGTTAAGCCCCGCACATTCTTACGAAGGAAAAGAGGCCGGATTCCCAGAAATGGGCTTCCGGCCTTTTTGCGTTTGTGATATCCTGAATTCGTTCGAAACCTTTTGCGGTCCCCAGGGCGGGTGCTGTCACACTCGCCCAACCGCAACCCTTGACAGAGGGAATGATTACAGCCCAATCCAATCCGAGGCCCAAATCAATGCAGTATCCCTCTGCTCTCACTCTTCGAGGTGCGGCGGGAGTCTTGCGCCGCGTGCAACGGGCCTCTGGCACAAGCGTTAATCAACCGTCGCAATCCCATACTGTAGCGAACCGTCGAATACTGTCGAAATCCGGGCAACGGGCTGCTGGTAGATGCAGCACAGGCGCATACGCCCCGGTCGAAGCTCACGCCGAGAGGCGCACCATAAGGCAGTAGGAGACCACGGGGCAGTTCCAGCAGATAATCCTCCTTGTGCATGAATATGAGCAGGGAATGCGCCTCCTATGGTCTCGAATAAATCTCCCTCCCATTTGACGTTTCCAGAATTGTGCTATTATTCCCACTGAGACCGCCAACTCGTTAAAAAGGTGAGTCGAGCGTCGTGAGACGCGCGGAGTGAAAATGGAAGAACTGAAGCCGCTTAGCGAAGCGTCCAGCCCCGAAGAGTTCAAAGCTCTGCGGGAACAGCATCGCAAAGCGTCGGAACCGGCCGCCGAACCCAAAGAGCCGCCCTCGCCCGCCAGCGCAAAGGCATCCGAAACTGTCGCGGATTCGGAAACCGCGAAACCCAAAACTCAGGAAAAAGAAGAGAAGCCAAAGGGAGAGCGCACCCTTGAATCCCGCATCGCGCAGTTACGCGCCAACGGGAAGCACGGGGAGGCCGACGCGATCCTCCGTAAGACCTGGGAGCAGCAGTCCAACGAACGCTTCGACAAGCTCGAAAAAGAATTGCAGGAATACCGGACTCGCAAACCGGCAACCGAGCCAGCAGCCGCCGCGCCAGCAACTCAGGCCGCCCCAGCAACTGCGCAAGCCGACGATGGGCCGAAAGCCAAGGATTACGACGGATCGGCACCAGGCAAGATGTACGAGGATTATCTCGTGGATCGCGCCGGGTGGAAGATCGAGCAGAGGTCCGCTGTTGAAAAGCAGCGCGTCGCTCAGGAAACCACCAAACAGACCATTACCCGGCGAATGGTAGAAGCCCGCGCGAAATATGCGGACTTCGATGAAAAGGCCGGAAATCTGGCTGTCGGGCTATCCCTCCCGAATATACAAAAGGCTCTCTTGGAGATCGACAACGCTGCCGACGTCTACTATCACCTGGCCGGAAACCCCGCCGAGGCAGATAGGATTCGCGGGCTGGCCAGCGACGATGCACGGCTCATGCAAATGGCCATAATCGGGTACACGCTGCGCACTCCGGCCGCCGGCCGATCCGACACTCCTCCTGAAAAGTTACGGACCCCCGTGTCGAAGGCCGCGCCCCCTGGCCGGCAACTGAACGGTATCGAGCCGCCTCCCAAAAAGAGCACTGCCGAAGCCGACGATTTCGAAGAATTCAAAAAGATTCGCCACGGATAACCACCGCTGTGAAGCGGAGAGGGCAAAGCATTGGCAAACCAGTATTTGACGCGGCAGGAAATCACCTACGCCAAACTGGAAGTCCTGGAAAACAATTGCGTTGTGGTGCCGAACATGTACCGCGACCTAGACCAGGAGTTTGGCAAGAAGGGCGGCAAGATCGGAGATACGATATTTGTCCGCAAGCCGCCACGAGCGATCGCGCGCGACGGGCAGGCATACTCCCCGCAGGCGATGATAGACACGGAAGTTCCGGTAACCATCAATCAACAGTCGGGTATCGACTTCGAGTTTTCGACCTCGGAAAAGTTTCTCAGCCTCGACGACTTCCAGGACCGATACCTTGACCCGTACATGACCGCGTTGAGCAACCTGCTGGATTTCAGGGCGCTCAATACGATGATGATAAACACGGCGAACTTCGTCGGAACCCCAGGCACCACGCCGGGACTGGGCGGTACGGACGCCTTCAACATCTATTCGCAGGCTTCCCAAAAGCTCGATGAGATGGGCTTCCCCCTGGACAAGGCGAAATTCCGCCGCGCCCGTAACTTGGTCATCAACTCCAACGCGCGAACTGGTTGGAACACCTACACCAAACAGTTCTACAATCCCAAGGATTCTCTCACTAAACAGTGGAAGACCGGGCAGATTGACAACGCCTTGTCTCTCGACTGGATGGTAGACCAGAACGCCCCGGTGCAGGTAATCGGCGCACTCGGAGGCACTCCCGCGGTAGTCGGCGGTGGCCAGACCGGTTCCGCTATCAACCTCAACGGGCTCGGAAGTGTAACCAACTACTTCTTGGTTGGCGACATTATCAGCTTCGCCGGAGTGTTCGCGGTAAACCCGCAGAACCGCACGTCGACCGGTGCGCTTCAGCAGTTCGTCGTTCAGCAGAACATGACCAGCGCGGGCGGTACCGGGACGGTCCAGATCCTGCCGGCCATCGTTCCTTCCGGACAGTTCCAGAACGTTACCAACTCGCCGGGAGCTGGCGCCCTGGTTAACGTCTACAACACCGCGGCGGGCGGACAATCCGCACTTGCTGGCGTGTCCACCGCACAGGGCATCTTATGGACTCGCCAGGCGCATGCCTTCGTGTCCTTCCCCGGAGACGTGCCGGAAGGCGTCGACATGGCGATGGAAGCGCGGTCCAAAGAGATCGGCGTCTCCATCCGTTTCGTCCGCATGTTCGATTCCGTGCGCGACATGTTCACCAACCGCACCGATGTCTATTATGGCATCGCCCCGCTGTACTCGGAGGGATCTGTCCGCATCGCAATCAGCTAACGACGCCGACAGGAGAAAAACCATGAACATCATGAAAAACTTAATTCGAATCGCATCTCTGGTGGCAGCGGCTTTGCTCGGAATCGTCCCGGCGCAAGCGCAGTTGACCACCACCAGTACTACCCTTTCCGTGGCTGTTCTGGCAGGCGGCGGAAATGTAGCCAGCCAGAGCCAATGGTGCCTGACTTCGGCGACCGGCGTAGTCCTGCCGTCTCTCTCGGCGAACGCTGTCGGCTCTTACTTGTTCGTGGACAAGGAGGTCGCGCAAGTAGTTTCCGCCGGATCTTCCAGCACCTGCTACAACGTCAAGCGCGGGCAGCTTGGGACTTCGGCGAATTACGGCCACTCCGTCAACGCTACTTTATGGGTCGGAAACGTTGCAACCGGGAGCGGCGATAACTCGCACCCGTTCTCCGGTGGCATTTTTACCCCGAACGTGCCTAGCGGCACTTGTACCGCTTCCGTACAGTATTCCCTGCCCGTCATCGTCTACGGGCCGAATAACTCGGATTTCTCCGGTGGTTTGGCTAATTGCGTGTCCGGGTATTGGTCCACAACGACTCTTGGGGAAGCTCAAGGTCCCGTAACGAACGTGAACCCGTACACGGCCTTTACCACGCTTTCCAACAGCATCGCCGGCACTGCGGTAACGGATATCGCGGGCGTGGAATGGGCTACCCAAATCCAAATTCCCAATTCCTTTACCTCTACCGGCGCGTGCGTGCTCAACGGCGCCACGGTCGGAACGGACAAGTGGCTTTTCGCTATTTGGGATGCCACCGGCGCGGTCGTCGCCACTACTGCCCTAGCTGGCGTCACCACCTCGGGCGCATCGCTATACCAGTGCGCCGCATGGACCGCTACAGTCAATCTCGTTGGCCCGGCCACCTATTTCATCGGGTTGCAAGGCAACGGGACGACAGACACGTTCACCGCCTACAAAACAGGCGGCGCGCCGACTCTCATGGGTACGGTCAAAAAAGCCGCTGGCGTTTTCGGCACCGTAACCGCGATTACGCCCACTACAACGTTCACCACGCTGTACGGGCCGTTCATGATGGTTTACTAGTTTGCACTTCGAGATCAAAGGGAGGCCGGTTATCCCGGCCTCCATGAAAGGCAAGAAGAGAATGCCCCAAGGAATAGCAACCAAAGAAGTCCATCTGTACCATGCGACCCTCCCGCCCAAGATCGTTTACGGCGAACCCGCGGTGCGCGAAGCCATGTTCGACAAGGACGGCAATCCAACCGGCTACGGGTTAGAGTACATCCCACAGGAGTTCCCCAAGCACGTTCACCAGGTAGCGGGAAACGAAGACGAGCAAAAGGTAATGCTGGCCGATGGTTGGAAGTTCGACCCTGAAACTCTCTCCGGCCCATTCCCGCGAACTGGGACCAAAGTTGATCTTGGCCCGACGATGGTCAAAAAGGAGGTTCTGTAATGTCCGAAGGATTCGAGATGCGGCCAACCGGCCAACAGACCATGAGCCAAGCGGAGTGCGACCGATTCCTTCGCGATGCTCGCGAAGCCCCGAAGACCAAAAACCCAGTCATTCTCGGCATCCGCCTGCACGAGATGATGCGTTCCAAGAACAACGGGTACCCGAAGGACATGTACCACGCCGAGCTGGAAATGCGCCAGGCGTACAAGGAAGAGGAAGAAACGGCGTTGGTCGCGATGGGATATCAGGAAAAGTACATCCTGAAAACCCACCCGAAGTACGTCTTCCGGCGCAACATGGCAGACAAATTTGCCGAGCGCATGGAAGTGGCTTCCCCGACAATAATCAACAATGCTTTCGTCGAGGAGCGGCTGGTCAAGACTGCCGAGGACGAAAAGAAACTCAAGGCGCAGAAGCCCCCGGTCGGATGTGGCCCTTGGGTGGACAGACTCGATGAAATCGCGCCTCTCCCTGAAGCGGAATACGTCGACCCCAACGAAGAGATTGCGCGGCTCCGGGGTGCACTGGAGCAAGCCAACCGCGCGCTGGACTCCAAGGGCGGGAGCGGGAAGCGCAAGGAAGAACCCGTTACCGCGTAGTGTCAGAAAGGGCCTAACCTGTGTCCTATAGCCTCACGCAAGTTGCGACGGCGGCGGCCCAATGGCTGACCGTCCTGGACTCAGGGGAAGCCCTTTCCTCCCAGCAAATCACCGACTGCCTCGCAATTGCCAACGATCTGCTGGCGAACTGGACGAACGAGCAAACCATGGCCGTTCAGATCCTGATAAACGAGCAGAGCAAAGCGCTCCAGCTCCTGATAGATAAGATGTCGCGTGAGGCGGCCCCCCTCGTTACCCGCCAAGCAAAAGACGGTTCCGTGACCCTTTCCGAGCAGAATCTTTTTGCGTCTCCTCTGGCCACTGCATTTACGCTTTCGGGCGGAACTTACACCGAGGGCACCTTCACGCCTCCGACTTACACGGCCGCGTCGTTCACGGCCCCGACGTTCACAGGATCCAGCGTTCCGCAGTTCGTGGACGCTACCACGGCGCTGACGCTGCCCGCAGGAGTGGCGCGCGCTCTCAAGACCGCGATGGGCATTGAGATCGCCGGTTGGTTCGGAGTTACGCCTTCCGCCTCGCTCGTCGCGGATGCCAAGGAGGCGCGCGCCGCGGCCTTCCCAGTGCCTAATCGCGTCCCGATTCCAGGTACGGCTGGTCAGGCGCTTGTGCAGCCGCCGGGAGTTCCGGCCAACGCGCCGACGCCGCCGGCTGAAGGGGTCGAGTAGTGGACATTCCGGCAGTTTAAGGAGAGGATAAAAACGTGAACGAAAAACACGCAATCAACAAATTAGACGAGATACGGGAAAAGGAGAAGCAGGAAAGCGCGGGACTTTGTGGAGCAAATTACCAAACCACAGATTCTGACGCTAAAGCAGCGGGGCTCCGGGATCGTTTGAACATGCAGCGAAGACGCGCTCGGGAATTCGCGCGTAATCTAGGGGCTCTGGACGAATTGGAATATTTGCTCGACACGAATCCCGAGATTGCGCGCATCCTGGAACTTCTCAAACAAGTCGGGGAGTAGCGTGGATATCCTCGGAATCACAATCTGGCGAGAGGCGCGCGGCGAGGGCATGGCTGGCATGACCGGCGTCTATCACGTCATCATGAATCGGGCGCTGGCGGGCCGCGAGGGATGGCCTTCCGACCCAGAGCAAGTCTGCCTACAGCCCTACCAGTTCTCGTGTTGGAATAGCCTCGACCCGCAGCGGAAGCTGTATCCGAAGCCCGGAGATGTCCAGTACCAGCAGGCGCAATACATCGCCAATCTCGATCCGACAGACCCTACCGGCGGCGCGACGGCGTACTTCGACAGTTCCATAACGGCTCCCAGTTGGGCTGATCCGAAGCTGTTCACTGTGGCGATTGGCCGGTTGAGGTTCTATAAACTGTGAGCCAGTCTCTAACCAATCTCGCGTATCAGGCCCTCCGCGACATCGGGAACCTGCGTCCCGGCCAGACTACGAGCACGGACGTGCTGCAAGACATCCGCACGGAAGCCAATCAGATGCTCGATGCGTGGCTGATTGATGAACTGATGGCCTATTGCTATCCTGCCGCTCTGTACCCGCTGAATGGTTCACAGCAGACGTACACCATCGGCCCCAATGAGACCACGCCGAACTGGACTGGCCCGCGGCCCAACCTGATTCGGGATGCAAACCTCGTCCTGACCACCGTTAACCCCGTGTTACGCATTCCGATGAACATCGTTAACGTCGATCGATGGAGTGACATCGGGATTCAGAACCTGCCCAACGCTCTGCCGCTCACGTTGTACTACGTGAAGGACTTCACCGCGACCGGCGCCGGGACAATCCTGATCTGGCCTGGCGATCTGAACTCCGACCAGATCGAACTCTACACGTCGTTAACGATGCCATTCACATCGTTCGTGGACCTGACGACGGTTTACAGCTTCCCTCCCGGCTACGAGCGCATGATTCGCAAGAATCTCGCGGTCAACATCGCGCCCATGATGAAGCTGTACAACAAGATGGGGCGCATCGACTGGCAGGTGAGTGAAGCGGCGCTCGAGGATGTGAAGCGCCAGGCCATCGAATCAATGGAGCTCGTGAAGTCCGACAACGCTCCCGACCCCGAGATGCGAGGCGACCCGGCGTACTGCGGAACTTCGAACACCAACCGCGGGTGGAACTGGCTCCTGGGGACGACCGGAAGGTCAATGAGGTAAATGTGCCTCGTGTCCCAAATTTTCAGTTCACCGGCCCGACTTACCTGCTACCCTCGCCGGTACTCGACTCGCAGCGGTCAATAAACCTCTACCCTGAAGCTGGCCTGGGCGACAGTAAATCGCAGTTGATGCTCACGGGACGTCCGGGGCTTTTTGCGTTTGGATCGGGACTCCCTACCGGTCCTATTCTTCGCGGCGGACTGTGGGCGGGCAATCGGCGGCTGTTCGCTGCTGCCGGGACCCACGTCTATGAAGTTTCCACCACTGGAGGAGTCGTCACTGACTTCGGCAGCTTCGGAGGAGGATCGACAGGTCCGATAAAGTTCGCGCAGAACGCGGGATCGGCTGCCTTCCAGTTAATGATGCTGGACAGTTCCCAGAGTAAAATCTTCGACGTCGCCACGCTCACTCCGCAGTTCAACGCTACCGCTATGACTTACGCTGATGGATTTCAAATAGCAGTGGCTACCGGCGCGTCTCTTGTGAATGCTGGCAACCCAAACCAGATCAACGCATCGGCTTTCGGAGACGCAACCAACTGGACCCCTTTGCCCGGTCCATTGCCAGCTTATGTCATCCGCTCGGGTGCCAGTGACCTTGTGAACGGCTTGGAATGGCTGAATGGTCTCCTGTACATATTCGGTCAGAGTACTCTTGAAATCTGGTATGACGCCGGGAATGCAGCCGGTTTCCCGTTCTCGCGCGTTAACGGCGGGCAAATCGGTCTGGGTCTCGTGGCTCCGCATTCCCTTGTTAAGTTCTACAATTGCCTGATGTTTCTAGGGGGCGACCCCAATGGTTGCCCGCAAGTCTACATGATGCAGGGACTTAACCCAGTTCGGGTGAGTAATGCGTCAATCGAATTTCTACTTCAATATGCCAGTGCTTCGGTTGGCATTCCGTCCGCTTGGGCTTATCCATATCAGGAAGCAGGACACACATTCTATTGCCTTTCAGTCCTGAACTTTGCCGTTAACGGATTGATCCACTTGTGCTACGACCTCACCACTGGGCTCTGGCATGAGCGCGCCTATGCTGGACCGGTACCAATTACTGGGGTTGCTTCGATTCCGCAGTTCGGAACGTTGAGTGGAGGGACCTTCGTTGGCGACATTGGCAGCAACGCCCTCTATACCCAGCAAATCATCACGCCATCTGACGCCGGTACCGCCATCACCTACACCCGGCAGAGCGGCCCCGTGTTCCGCGATAACCTCGTGCATACCTTCGACCGCTTCGAACTCGATTGTGACATCGGCACCGCGGCGGCCACGCTGAACTGGTCGAACGACGGCGGCCGGAACTTCGGCACCCAGGCGCGGGCAATGAAGCAAGCGGCGAACCAGGGAGGGCCGAGCGGGGCGCCGTGGGGAACGCGCTATTTCACCAACCAAATGGGTCGCTCACGTGACATGCGGCTCCAGGTGAACATCACGAGCAGCACGCAACTGGTGCGGATCGCGCAGGGGCTGCTGGACTGCGACAACACCGGCCCCCCGACAGAGGACGCATAGATGGGATCTCCAGCCAATTCCGGACTTGGGCCGCCCCCGCTGAATACGCCGATTGGCTCTACCGGCGCGGATCAGTTCGGAGTGCCGTTCGAAAACCGGCCGGCGCAACCGCTGCCTGCGGCAAACATCGCGGTCTCCTGGGGGCAGTGGTTCAACGCGATCTACTCTACGCTGTCGGCATTCATCGCCTCTGCTTTCGTCAACCCCATGACCACGCTGGGAGATCTCGTGTACGAGAACGCTACCCCGACGGCGGTGCGGCTGGCAGGGAATACGACCGCCACTCTGGAGGTTCTCACTTCCACGGGGACCGGCGCCACGGCGACCGCTCCGGCATGGCAGGACCCCACGGCATTTCTCTTGGCATATGCCTCTCTGGTGAAGCTCGGCCAGACCGCCGCCTTGGTGCCCACGAGCGTCAGACGCGTGGCGGCTCCTCTGCCGGCCGGCGAATATGTCGCAGTGATCAATCTGGCGGCGGCGATAACCGGAGTGAAAACCCTCAATGGGGCGCTGGCATACACCGATCCGAAGGGAGGAGCGGTTATTGATGTATTTGGGCCTTTGACGAGCACTGGAGTGGCCACCCTGGTAGTAGGAGTGAGCCCAGACGGCGTGGCAGACGTGACGGCGGCAGTATCCGCAGCCGGAGCAGGTACCGTATCATACGATTTGAAGGTTTACGTTTTGAAGGTAGCTTGAGCGTCGAGAGACGCGCGGGGGGCTGAGTGTCCATATTTAGCGACATCGTTGGGATTTTCGATAGCAACAAGGCCGGCAACCAGGCGGCTACCGGAAACATCAACGCTGAACACGGGGTAACGAACGCTACCAATGCCGGGCAGGCGGGGATTGCAAGCGCCGTCGGGACTGGCACGGCAGCCGTAAACCAAGCGGGGCAAGGGGTCACAGCCGCGGCCGGCGGCGCGAACGCCACGCTGTCACAGGCGCTGGGAGGTATCCAGAACGACACCAACCCGACCATCGCGGCCGGCGGTTCCGCGGCAGACCAACTCTCGCAGTACGCAGCGAGCAACCCACAGTTCACCGCTCCCACGTTGGCGCAGGCCGAAGCCACTCCGGGTTATCAGTTCCAGCTCGCCAGTGGAACGAACGCGATTCAGAATTCGGCCGCCGCGCAGGGCCTCGGAAATTCTTCGAATACCCTCGTCGGACTGGAAAATTACGGTCAGCAGTTGGCGCAGACGGACTACGGAAACCTGTTCAATCAGGCGCAGTCGGCCTTCCAGACGAACCAGAACGCCACGCTGTCAAACCTCTCGACGCTCATCAACTCGGGGAATACGGCGACGGGCATTAACGCGGGCGCAACCGCTGGAATTACCGGACTGGAATCCTCAAACCTGACCGGAGCGGCTGGAACGAACGCGACTTTGCAGCAGTATTTGGCAGGACTGGGAGTCCAGGGTGCGACAAGCTCGGGTCAACTCGGCTTGCAGGGCGCAGCCACTGCCGGCAACTTCGCAGTCGGTGCCGGCAATGCGCAAGCCGCTGGAACGCTGGGGGAGGGAAACAGCATCGCTAACCTGGGAGGAGACATAGGCAGCCTACTAGCGGGCCTGCCGTGAGATAAATGGGAAGCATTAACGATCTACTCGCCAACTACAACCCGACCGGCTTCGTGCTCGGAAACCAGCAGCGCGCGGCCACGATTGCAGGTACCCAGGCTCAGACGGCGCAGACCGGCGCGGCCACGCAAGGACAGATCCTTGCCAACCAGCGGGCACAGCAGCAAATCCAAGACCAGGCCGCTCTTGCTTCGATCTTCGCGGCGGCCGGGAGGCAGGCGCAAAATGCGGTCAGTTCGGTACCTCCGGCGACTCCGGCGGCTGGCACGCCGCCGGCTGCACCTCCGCAGTATTCTGTTTCTCCGGCAGATCCAAATAATCCAAACGGATTGCAACGGCGGACGCCGATTGACCCCGGAAATGCTGGCGTTCCTGCTGTTCCACGTGGAACACCCGCTATTGCCACACCTGGGTTCGCGCCCGGAGCCGGAGGTCCGCCGGCGGGGAGTGTAGCTGGCGCGAATCCGGTTACTGGGTCAACGTTCCTGGACCCGAACTCGCTCATGCAGCAGTACTATGCGGGTGGAGGCCGCGGTACCGAGCCAATTTTCAACGCGATAAACCAGATTATTTCATCCCGCAAAGCCGCGGCGGACCTTTCTAAAGAGCAACTATCGCAGGAAGAGGGCCAGCGCGAACTGGCGGCGAGCACGGTGCAGAACCTGTTAGCGCTGCCACCTGAACAGCGAGCGTCCGTTTTCGCACAGCAAATGCCGCGCCTTCAGCGGGAAGCGCCGGACGTGAACTGGAAGATTGATCCGACCGACGATAACGCGCTCCACCAAGTGCTCGGCCAGACGGTACTGCACAAGGCGTTGTTGGATCAGGCGAAAACCCAATCCGAAACCGCCAATGCCAACGCCAACGCCGCGAAAACGAAGGCAGAAACGCCCGGAGTGCAGGCGCAATCCGAAATCACGCAACAGAAGGCCGCGGCGATGAAACAGGCTGTGTCCGACTTCCAGACTAACCCTACCGGCGTCCACCCGATAGACCGCGTACTCCCGGCGCAACTTGACCCGGATGCCAACTCGGCTTACAAAGAGAATTACAACGTGGCCATGCGCTACGGAGGGCCGGATGCCGCGCTCAATGTGGTCAAGGAAGCCACCGCGCACGCCGCCGAAATCGGCATGAAGACGAGCCCGACCGTTCAGTCCGCCGATACGGCGCAAGTCCTCGCCAACAAGAAGGCTACAGCTCCGATTGAACAGGCTCTCGCGGCCTCCAGCGAGCGGCTCCGCGACTCTCTCCAACAGGGAGACGTCGCACACAAGGAGTACTTCGATTCGCTGTCTGCCTATCAGAAGGCGCTTTCCACCGCGAAGACCATCGGGAACGTGGTAGACCTGTCCGAAAACGGCGGGACCCTCGCAGGCAAGCAACTCCAGGCGATGGTCCCGGAATTCACCAACGCCGCCCAAGACATCAAGCGCATGGGAGCGGCGCAGAATAACGCCGGGATGTCGAGCGCTGGCGAGGGTCTTTTGGCTGAAGCCAAGAGCCTTGCTACTGGAGTTCCGTTGACAGCCGGCACTATCAAGCAAATCAAGCCGTACTTGGCGACCATCGCCAACGGCGCGGCGGGACAGCATAACGCCACAGTGGAAGCCCTGCAGAAGACGTATCCGCAGCAGGCCGGAACGCTCCAAAAGGAACCGTTACCGTTCCCGCCACCGTTCCCAAAAGGGAAGGTCCACGATTACGCCGTGGCGCACGGGATCAGCGATGACGCAGCTACGAAAGCGATTACCGCGGCGGGTAACAGGATAGAGTAATGGCCGATCCTCAGCAAATCACGCTCACAGACCCGCAGCAGTGGCTACGGGCGAACGGAGGCTCTGGACCATCTCCAACGCTCCAGGACCCGCAAGAGTGGCTGTCTGCGCAGAAATCCGGGGACAAAGGGGGAGGCGCTGCTTCGCGGTTCGGTACCGGCTTGTACGAATCCACGCTCGGCGGAATCGGGCAAGCGATCATGCACCCGCTGGACACCATCTCGGGCATGCTAAAGCAAGGCATTGGCGTGGAAGATCTCAAGCAGATCGCGGATTTTGCCAGCAAGGGGAAAATGAAGGAAGCGGCCATGCTGGCGGCCAAGTATACAACAGAGGGACCTGTGGGTAGATTAGCCGGGGCAGCCGTTGCGCCAGCGGTCCAGGATGCCTCGGAGGGAAACTACGCGGGAGCTGCGGGCCGGCTCGTTGGCACCGCAGGAATGGCGATGCTGCCCGCGCTCGGGGAGACGGACGCGGCGGGTGCCGTGGGAGCGGGAATCCGGGCCGGCGGAGGGGATGTGGCGGCCGGCGCTGGAAAGGCTCTCGCTGGCGAAGCTCTGTCCAAAGTAGTTCCTGGCATGGAATGGCCGGTGCGGATCGGGGTGCAGTACCCGGCAGTGCGGCAGATCGGCGCGGGAATCACCAAGGGCGTGAAAGCGTACCGGGACGCGATGGTGCCGGAGGTGGCGCCCAATATTGCCACCGCCGCGGATTTCGCGGACTTCCAGCAGCCGCCGCCCACGCCGCGGGCCGCGCCGATTGGCCCGAATATTGCCGGCCCAGGGTTTGCAGCCGATACCCAAGTCCCGATGACCGCTGATGATGTCGTCCCGCAGACAGCCGCCGCGGCTCCGGTGGAAGACGTCGCGCACTTGAACGCCATCGCGAAATCCCTCGGCGCGAAGAATTTCCAAATACTCACCGCAGATCAGCAGGCGCTCGTGCGGAAGATCGCACAGCAACCGGAAGCCCCCGCGCCGCAACCGAGCCCCGTAGCGCCAGCGGCCGCCGCCGCCCCACCGCCACCTGAGCCGGCATCACAGGGGGCACAAGCGGCGCCGGCTGAAGCGCAAGTCACCACTGCGCAAAATCCGGCCACGCTGGCACAGGCACTCAAAGACGAGATGCAGCAGTCCGGCACTCTGAATGATCTTGACAAGCTCGCCTCTGCCGAACAGCGCCGCGCCAAGTACCGCAACCAGGCGGCAGATAATATGGGAATAGCAAGAGAGGATGCCAGTCCATCTTCGGACATCGCACAAGGTTCGAAGGTCGAAGATATCGTAGGGGGAAACCGTGGGCGCTGGGCAAAGACTATGGCCACGCAGTTCAAACGTGCCGGCATGACCACAGAGGACGTAGATAAGCTGAGCCCGGACATGATGGACAGAGTCTCGGTTTCTGCCGGGGTATCCCCAGCCTCTCTGCGATCGCCGGAAACGATGTTAATGCTCAGAGAATACTTGGACAATATGTGGAAATCGGCACCAAAAGTGACAGGAAAATGAAAATACTAACAATCTTGACCATGGTAGCCACCTCCGCATTCTGGTGGCGTAGACGCGCTTGGTTCCGCTGCGGCGCTGACTAAGCTCGCCAAAGACGTGCAATCCCAATTGACCGGAGGCGTCCCAAAATGAAAAAACTCCTTCTGTTCCTGATGTCCTCGTGCGCCTTCGCCGCTGGCACCGTAAACGTCACGCTGGCGCCCCTCACGCCTACGGCAGTACCCGTGTGGGTGCTCACCTATGCGTGGACCGGAGATGCTTCCACGGGGTCCGTACCAGCCACGGCGGCCGCGGCGCTCATCCAACAGGCCCAACTTCAAGGCTATCTAATCTATGAGGGCGAATTCATCCCCGGCGCGACGACGGCCCCCACAAACGGCTACAGCGTCACTGTGACGAACACGGCATCGGTTGACGTGTTGGCCGGCGCGGGGAGCACTCTCAGTTCCACGACATCTAAGGTATCGCTCATCAGCCCACCGCAGATTTTGAGCGGCACTTTGACGCTGAATGTCAGCGGGCAGTCCGTAGCCAGCGCTACGGGCCAGGTGCTCATTTACCTCGTTCCGAATCCCTACACGGGAACGCAGGTGACCACGGCGCTGGTGAATGTGACGACTAACCCGAGTGGGGTTTGCGTGCCGCCACAACCGCTCAACTTCAACAACGGAACTGGAACGGGCGCCGGGCAGCTGTCCGGCTGCGCATGCTCTGGCGGTTCTTGTACTTGGGCGACTATCGGCGGCGGTTCAGGCAGCGGCAACATGAACACGTCCACCTACGACCCCGCAGCGATTGCACAGCAGGTTGTGGGCACGACTGCCACGCAGACATTATCGAATAAAACCCTGGTGGCCCCAGTTCTCGGCGCAGCGACCGCGACCAGCGTGTCCACAGGCACTAGCCCTCCAGCGTCTGCATGGTTCACGGGTACGGCAGGTCTGGATGGATTTGGGACGGGAACATGCTCTGGCACAGTCCCGGCTGGCGCTGGATTCCTGTGTGCGCTATCGACTCTCTCCGGTCCTGAGTGGATGACATCGGGCGGCAGCATCCCGGTTGTGATGGGACCTGCAAGCGCAACAAGCGGGCACGTCGCGACATTCAACGGAACGAACGGTAGCCTATTGCAGGACGGGGGAGCGCTACCTACCGGCACAGTAACTAGCATTGCCACGACTGGACCAATCGGTGGCGGCACGATCACAGCAACGGGCACAATCACCTGTACTACGTGCGTAACCAGTGCCGCATCATTAACGAGTGGTGCAGTGGTTATTGGATCGGGGAGTCAAGCATCAGCCACTACGACCACCGGCACGGGGGTAGTGACAGCCATCGGTAACAACCTATCGGCGGCAGGTGGCCTCACCACGACCATCGCCAGCGGGACATCAGCCCTTGGTACTTCCTCCATCGCTTCTACAGCCTGTGCTACGGTCGTCACGACCACAGCAACAAACGTAGTCTCGACCGATTCGATAATCTGGAACCCCAATGCGTCAATCAAGGCGGTTACGGGCTATGTCCCAGCGACAACGGGAGGTCTCAGTATCGCGGCCTATCCGACCAGTGGCAATGTTAACTTCGATGTGTGTAACTGGAGCACCGGGATTATCACCCCTGGAGCTTTAACCATTAATTGGAGGGTAGTGCGATGACACCTCTCATCTCCAAATTCCTCGCTCACCTGCTGCTGATGTTCTGGCCGCAGTATGTGCCAACGCTGCCATTCTCGACGGTGGCTAAATGGACAAATCAGCCGTCGTGGGTGGGTGCGTACACGGTGGCTAATCTAACCTGCAATGCCAGCGGCACTACGTGTATATCCACAGGGCACTTTGACACTCTGGTGACAGGTGATGCGATTGTCGTGTTTGCGTATTGGGACTTTAGCGCGGGGGTCACCGGCTCAGTTTCAGACACCGCGGGGAACGTATTCACCGGGGTGTCCTTAGCTGGTAAATCTGGCGGGTCATATGTTGAGATGTTTACGGCTCCCGTGACGGCTCTAAATTCTACAGATCTTGTCACACTTACAATTAGTTCTGCGCTCACCCACAAAGGACTTACGGCGATACAACTGCACAACGTCACAACTCCCCTAGTAGACGTACACTCGGAGGGATGTAACACGGGAAGCGCAACCTCCGCGATGAGTTTGACTTCTCTGTCTGTCTCAAAAGGGAACGAATTTCTGCTGGCAGGGTGGACGGATTTTTCAACCTCCGGGACTCAGACTTATACAACCCCTTGGGTTTCCATCTATGCGGATGCTGGTTATATTTCCTCTGAAGGGTATAACCTGTCTGCAACTTCAGCCGGAAATTACGCGGTAACAGCCACCAATCCAGCATCTACGACCGACTGGTGCGGCGCTTCCGTAGCGATCAAGGGGCAGTAGCACGATGCGGTGTATCCTACTTCTAGTAGTTTCGTCTTATTTATCATTCGCTGCCGACGCGTATGTGGCCCAGACCTCGGCTGGCAGCAACACCGGGACTAACTGCGCTAACGCTCGGGCCGTTTCATCCTTGTCCTCATCCGATTGGGGCGCTGGCAACAACGTGCATCTGTGCGGGAACATAACGAGCCAAGTCAGCATCGGAGCAAGCGGTGCGAGCGGCAACCCCACGCAGCTCATATTCGAGCCTGGGGCAAGCATGTCCCAAGCCTCTTGGGGTACTGTATGTGTTGTAAATTTCTCCAACTTCGATTGGGTGGTAGTTGACGGGGGTACAGCCGGGTCGATCAGCCCCACAAATTACAATGGGTACGTCGCCAATACGAACGTCAATAGCACAAACAACGCCACCGTCGATACCGATGCAGTCTGTGGACAGCCAACGAACAACTCCATTGTGAAGAATTTGGCTGCCATCAATCTATACGTCAAGACCACCAACGATTCAAATGGTTTTGGAGACGGGATACATCTCTGGGGGAGCAATGACCGTGTGACCAATTCTATGGTTCACGATATGAAGCAGGGGATTTCTATTGATTACTTAAACACTCAGTCCGGTGGAGAGATTGACCATAACCTTGGCTACAACAATAACTGGTGCTTTACAACCTCCGACCGCAACGCATCTTCCAGTTCAACTGGAATGCTGATCCATAACAATGTCTGTCACGATTGGGCAAATTGGGACAATCCAGCCCAGAACGATTTTCACCACAATGGAGTATTCGTAATCATCAACAATGACACGGCGTGGATTGCGGGCCTTCAGGTTTACAGTAACTACTTTTATGGGGATGTCGGTGTATTCATGACCGGAAATATTTTCCTCGATTCAGAGGGCAACGGTAGTGGCTCCCACGCTTCCTATGACGGAACGGTCGTCTTCAACAACCTTTTCGTAAATTCTTCGACAATAGACGCGCCATCGAATGCCCAAATAATCGCCAAGGCCAACGGAGGAAACCCGGCTGTCAGCATCTACAACAATACCTTCGTTTATCAGCCTTCCTCAAAAGGTCGCTGCATCATGAATCAAGGAGCTGTACTGGCGGGAGAAAACAATACGGGATCTCAGTGCTCTTTGGCCTATTACAATTCGGCTGGGACAATCTCCCTAAGCGACTATAACGACTGGTATGCAGCGGGGGGTAACGATGCGACGGAGGGTTCGCATAGTATCGTGCTAAACCCGCTTCTGACTGGGGTATATACGCTAGGGGTAGGATCTCCGGCTATTGGGGCAGCACAGAACCTGACCCCCCTAAGTATCATCCCGTTGGACAGCGACCTAGCAGGCATCTCGCGCCCCTCCTCCGGCCCCTGGGACATCGGAGCCTATCAGTACGTCCCCCCTCCCTCCGGTGGCGTACGATCTGGGCCTACAGTGCAGGCGGGGCCGACGGTGAAGCAGTAGTCTGTTCCGCTTTCTCCGCGACGTACTCGGCGCGCGTCATTTGGTCTCCAGGCATTCGCGCTCATGCTCCTCGACGGCCTTCAGTGCGGCGTCGAGTTTCGGAGCCTCGAACTTGCGCAGGCAGCGCCGGCAGAATGTCTCGTATACCTCGTGCTCTCTCATGCTTTCGCCTTTCCTGTGAGAACGATGATTCCGCCTATCGACTTTGCCTCGCCGCTTCGCACTCGATGCTCTCAATCTGCATGAACAGATGGCACGCCCAATTTTCCAGGCATGCGCGATATCTGGCAATCGCCGCCGAGCGTTCGGTAAAAAGCTCTGGCTGCACGTCTTGGTCCTCAAAATATACGAGCCACATCATGCTTTTCTCCTCGCTTCGCGCTCTGCCGCCGCGATGGCCGCCCGCTCGTACTCGCGGCCGGTGCGCACGTCGGCCGGAGTGATTTCCGACCGCCAGAATACCTGGGCGCCGGTGAGCGTCGACACGCGCTTCGGCTGGACGCACAGCGCTGCGCGGACCATGCGCCGCTCGAGTTCCCGCTCGTTGTCCCGGCGCGTCAGGTCGGACGGGCGAGTCATGCGTATGTCTCCCAGGCGTGCGCTTCTGCTTCAAATCCCAACTTGCGTGCGATTGGAGCCATGTCGCGATACGACGGCCATTTACCTTTGACGGGTTGGAAGTGCGCTCGCAGCCCGTCCCAGAGTTTCTTTTGACGATCTTGCGCAGTCGCTAATATCTCGCTCCAATCCCGACCGCAACCACAAAGACATTTGCCGGACATGCCCGTCACTGGAACCTTCTGAGCCGGTCCATATTGCGCCCGCCATTCGGCATGTCGATCACGCGCGGCCTCTTTCGCATCCTCCCTAAGTTTGAACAGTTCCGCTCCGATCAGCATCAAATCGTGATCGGTAGGGCAAAATGCCGATTGCTCCCGACATCGGGCAATCAGATCTTCCTGGCTTATTGAAAAGCGCTCAGATGCCTGATACAGCCCGTGAAATAGACCTTGTTGCCCTAGCCGATCTTCTGGCCAGTTAGAGCAGCGAGAGAATGCCTGTCGACATAAATCCTCCGGAGTCGGCGTTTCTTCTTTTTTCTCGTCATCGTCCCAGTCAGACATAATTCAGTTTTCCTCCAATCAGAATTCTCGGTACCGTCACTAGTAACAGTCCGGTACCAGGTGGTTTCTTGCGCGGAGTGGCGTACACCTCCCTGCAGCACTTTGCCAACACGGGGTCGCTCACGGCCTTTCGTTGTTTCTCCATCGTCCAGTTTTGCGCCACCGGGTCGCTGATAATCTGGCGCGCGCTCTCGTCGGCTAGGCGCTGCACGAAGAACGGATCACAGCTTGCGTCGTGCTCACGGATCACGCGCAGAGTCTCCGGGTATTCCGTTTGCGGTCGAAGTTCCACCGGCAGCAGCGCTTCTGTTGCTGCTGTAGAAACCGAAACCGGAACCGAAGCCGTAACGGTCGGTTTTTGCATCCCTTTTGCAGGCACTTTTGCTGGTGCAAAATCCGGTTTTGCTGGTGCAAAACCTCCAGCAAACTGACCGTTGGCCGCCCGCTTCTCGGTTTCATGCCGCGATTTTGCCGCTGCCTTACGGACCTCCGAAATGTGCGTATCCCTAGCCATTCTGCGACTATAGATGCAACCACGGTCGTCTCGCGAGAAAATTCCGAAGCGTTCCATCTCTTCCAAACAGCGCTTTACTTCTGACTTAGATCTTCCAACTTTGGCGGCGATGGCGTCCAGGGGTAATGGTACCCCGTTGGCGGCCTCGCAGAACCCGCGGTGATCCTCGTTGTCGCTCATCCAGCAGAGCATCCGTCCCCACAGTCCCTGTGCCGCCAGAGAGAGGATTTGGACGTCCTTTTCGTAGTCCGCCGTGTAGAACCAGAATCCGGGAGCTTTCTTGTCGGAAGCTGGCTTGTCGCCGTTGCTATCGCTCAAATTGTCCTCATCGTTTCACGAAAAGTGGTTGGTCCGGCAGGCGGCCCGATGAGAAGCCCCTGCCGAGCCCAACCGGACTGCGGTAGCGAGCCGCCGTCCATTTCTCGCACATCCATTCTACCGCGCCGCACCCAGCGGATCAACGGAAATCACCGCCGCGGCGGGTTGCTGCCCACTCGCGATCTTTCTCGGCGTTCGTCATGGCCGGAACGCCCGCGCAATGTACGAACTGAGGGGAAAGGGGATCTTGGCGATTTGGGCGCTTGCGGCCTTGCGGGCGGAACCGTCGCAGTCCGGACCAAGCTTTACGCCATTCACCGCCGCTGTCTGGAATGATCCGCCAGGATTGCCGCGTTCCCGGTATCGCTGCGCTGCTGTCACGTTGAAACCTTGCGCTTTGTATCCCGGCTCTCCGTACCCGCTGAAGCTGATACCGGGAACTTTCGCCCCGCGTTCCTTCGAATCTGCAATGGCAAACCACGATCCCTGCGGATGCTCCGTGCCGTCAGGATTGTGCTTCATTGGCCGCCGCGGTGCCTTCACGGTCTCCCCGAACTGCGGACGCCCTGCGACCACCTGCCCGCCCACCATCGCCACGTCGCCCCAGAAGTAGAAGCTCCCGAAGTTCGCCCGCGCTTTGCCCACCCACGGCTGCGCGCCCTTCACGTTTTCGACCACCATCGGGATATGACGGCCGGCAGCTTCGCACGCTTCCCGCTGGATGCGGAAACAGGCAGCAAATAATGCCGTCAGTTGCGGGATGGTCCGCGATCCCGTGTAGCCATCGGGAAATGATCCTTGCCCCCTCAGCGCCGCCGCGATCTGCTTTCCGCGCGACCAGGGCAAGGCCATGTAAGAGTACTCTTGGCAGGGCGGCGAAGCGACGATGACGGCAGCATCGCGGAATTGCTTGCCGTGGAGCGTGAGAGCATCCTGCAAGACGAGTTGCCCTGGGTATCGCTGATCGTCGTAAACGTGCCGTTCGATGTCGAATCCAACGCATTCGTATCCCTCAGCCAGGAATCCTTCCGACCAGCCTCCGAGCCCCGAGTAGATGTCGATGCACAGCGGCTTACTCACGATCCCCTCAGGATTTCGATGAATATTTCGACGCGTGGCTCGCCGAGCAAACGTCGGCTCCCATCCCAGTCCTTGATCAAACGGTCGTCCTTGATGATTCCAGCCTCCTGGAGCATGTCGGCGACGGCCTCCATGAGGTTGGACAGGTCGGGGCAGTCGAGGCGCATAGCGCCCGCCTTCGTGGGCGCCAGGTAGAACAGCGCCTCGATGCCGATGGGATGCACGATGGGAAGTTCGACGCCGGCCGCGATCAACTTCGGCTTGATCAGCATGCACTGCCGGATCGCGTCGGACTGCCACTCCTCAAACGCGAGCGACGGCAGGACCTTGGGAAATCCGCCGCGCCGGCCGCACACCCGGCACATGGGTCCGATGTTGACGATACGCGGCGAGTTCTTCTTGGATCGGGGCGCGTTTCGGATTACGAACCGCGGCACGGAAATCATCGGCTTGTCACGCTCTTCAGAAACGCTGTCAATTCGGCGTCGACATCTGCCATGAAAGACATATCTTCAGGCGTGACCCCTGGGTTTGGCGATAACCCAGCCAACACAAGTAAGTAGAGCGCCACGGCACCAGCGAAGAATGCGCGACGGCATTCCTCGATCTGCACTGGCGGAGCGTCTTGGGGAATTACCTCAGATCGGTAAGTTAAGAAATTCTCGGCGATTCGGCAGAGTCTTGGCATGTCAGTTCTCCTTAGTAACTACTCGGAAATCTACAACCACACCTTCGGCATTCCCACTGGCCGTGCATTGGCCACATGGGGGAGCGGTGCCAAATTCGGCACCACCACCGTCGGATCATCTGCGCAACACCAGCAGTATCGCCGACAGCACGAAGATTACGGCCGCCAGCACGCCGAAGCACCACGCCTTGAGCCTCCAGCGCTCGGCCAGCACGTCGGCGCGCTCCATGATCGTCTGGTACGCCTGCGCGTTCTGCACGAGTGAGGCCTCAGCCGTGCAGCGCTTCTCGCGCTCCTCCAGCCAGCGGACCAGGCACTCGTGATGCGGGTCGGAGGCGGCGTCAAGCGCGGTGATTCCCATGCGCTTGAGCATTCGTTTATCAGACATTGACATCATCCTTCTGGGCCTCCTGTGGCTCGCCTGGTAGCGCGAGCCGTTGAATCTGGCGCAGGACTTCGAGCGCCGTCGATTGCTCAGACTTCGCCATCCTGCGGAACAGGTCCGCGAAAGTGTCCATACTGGACTTTCGCAGGACCCCGGCGTCCGAGCGCTTCTTTCGCGCGATCCCGTTAAGCGGTGGTAGTTGATCGGTCAATTCGATTCTCCTTTCATGGCCGAGCGGATCTCTGACTCCGTGCAGCCGGCGCACAACATGACCCACATCCACTGCTCATCCTCGATGGCGCGCTCTGCCATGCGGGCGACCAGTGCGGCTTCCTGCTGGCTGGCTATCGGCATGTTTCCATCCTCCGTTTGAGACTTAGTAGCGTTGACGCGGCGCGCTTGACAGCAACTCCTTGGCCTCTTGCAGCGCTGCGATGGCATCTTCTATGTGCCGGATGCGCGCCCTGTTCTTCCACTCCGGTCGGCAGCGCGCGCCAGCTTCGTCCTGCTCCGCCCGTGCCGCCCTCAGCGCGGCGTCGCGGGCGACGTCGATGTAGTCGCGCCAATCCATCGGCGGGTCCTGCTCCGGTCCGCTGTCGCTTGCTCGGTCTGGAATTGTTTCGTTTGGCATGTCTCTATACTGATCCTTTCCGCGCTCTGGGGAAATCGGGAATTAACCCGATACGCGATAGTTATCGCTCCGGCGGGACATCACAGTCCCGCGGGCTGTCGTCCGGTCGCGACAGGATCTCGATCACCAGGGCGCGGGTGACATCGGAAGGTGGCTTGTCTGCCTTCCCAACGCGTACCACGCCCATGCCTGTCTGCTGGCGCGATAGTTTATCCGCGAGCAACCACTCAGCGTCCGACAGTTGCCGCGCCTCGTGGGCGCCACCGCCCAGGCTTCGGATGGCCGCGGCGATTCGCTTCGCCTTTACTCGACGGCCGATGTCGAGGCCGGTGTCGGAGCTCATTCGATACTCCTGAGTGCGTCCTGTGTTTCGCGCAATTCCTCGATCAGCAGCCGGTAATCTTCCGCCGCTGCCTCGGAAGCTCTCTCCAATTTGGAGCGCAGATTGACAATGCGCTGCTCTTTTTTCTTGTGATACTCCCCATCGCGTTCCTCGTGGAACTGCTGTCGCGCTGCGAGATAGGCGTCGACATCCTCGATAGCCCCCTCTAGCATCCGAAGGCGCGCGCATCTCTCGATCAAGACAGCTTCGGAAATCACACCACACCTCCCACCGGCGAATCCATCCACTCGTCGTGCGCAGCGCGCCGGGACTCCAGGATCTCGGCGGCCTTCGCCACGCCGATCCGCTCGCGCCGGAGCTCGCCGTACTGCGCCAGCAGTTTAACGCGCACCCCCAGCATGTCGGCGACGAAGGTAGGGATGTGGATGGACAGCGCGTCCTGGACCTTCTGCTCGCGATATACCCGGACAATGACGCTCGGGAAACCGGGGTAGTAGCTCTGCATGTCACACCACTCGCGTTGGCAGACCCACAGTTGCCCCTGCACCTGAAGGCGGTACTCTGCGACTAGGGAAGCCGGGTCAAGCAGGTAGCCGACGTGCGTTTCGAGCGCTGGGCACTTCTGCTCGAGCAGACCGTCCGCTCTCACCAGCCGATCCGGACTGGCACCAATCATGCCGTCTTCGGTGGTGACCAGTCCGACCTTGGCGGTCTCGACGTCGCGCTCCATCTCGTAGTAACGCACAGCCTCCGCTTCGAGCGCCGCCCCGCGCTCCATCCACGGCGACACGAACGCCTCCAGCGGTGCGCCCATCATCCACTCGGCCAGCTTGAGGTGCATGTACTTCGTGCTGGCGCTGGCGAGTTGGAGTTTGGCCGGCGTGATGATGCGGTCGAACTCCGACGCCGTAGGGATTCCCAACCGCGCCTCCATCCAGGCTTCCGTGCCCTGCGCTAGATCGTAGCGGTAGTTCGGCATCAGAACACCACCTTTACATGGCGCACGAGGCCAGCCAAGATGGCGTCCGAGATCCCTTCTACTGAGCTGTTAACGTTCACCCTAACTAAGTCAGATATGATCTCGGCGCGTACCTTTGCCCGCAGCTTCTTGTCGGCCTCGCGCTTTTCCTGCGCCTCTTGGGCGTCCTTTCGCTCACGCTCTTGCCTTGCGAGTTCTCGTGCCACCATGCGCACCAGGTAGATGACCTCGGTCACTTTCCACCTCCCGATGCCTTCACCTGTCGCCGTAACTCGCTGCTGATGCGATCCCAGTCCTTGCGCTGGATTGCAGTCGGTCGGTTTTCCGGCGCTGCCGCCCACTTCCAGAACGCG